AGATGGGATGGAAAGTTTGAGATGATAGACAACAATGCTTCTAGTTCTGTAGATGCTCAGAAAGCCAAAGCTCAATATAATCAGGCATTGCAAACTGGTGTAGCAACCAATGCTATAGATATGGCTTATGAAGCTGGTGTTTCTATTTCCGAATTATTAGGAATGGCAATTGATACTCGTAAATCATTTGCAAACGATCCAAACATTGATGGCGATAAAGTCGCAAGTGCAATGAAAAGTAAAATTGCAATATATGAAGCACAAGAAACTGATGCAAGACAAGAAAGAATTAGAATATCCACTGAAAAAAAACATAGACTTGAACTGAATCTATATAAAAATATACCAGTCAGTGATAATGAAATAAATGAATTAGATATAAAAGATCAGGTAAGTTTTCTTAAAGCTAGAGCTACATATCAAAAGTCTGTAGATACAAATATATCAAAAGTTTTGAATGATAATATTTCTCTTAAAATATCAGCAGTTAAAAATGATTTAGTTCCTTTGGGTAAAATAACTGAGGTAGATTTTGCAAATGAAACTCCCCTCATATTAAAGAATAGAGGAAAGGTTGAGCAAATTAATGAACTAACAAAAAATCTTAATCATAAAGATGTAAATGTTACTAACAAAAAAGCTATTATAAAATTAAATAGTGATCTAGCTAAAGAAACACTAAAAATATCAAATGATGCATACGTAGCACAGATGGAACGTATGTTTGATGGCAATGAATCTGTTCCAATGATTAATCCGTCTGAACTATTAAAACCTGAATATATAAGATCATTGAAAGATAAAAATATAATAGGCGTTGGTAGTGAGTTTGCTTACTCAGAAAAGAGCTGGTCTTTAAGAGTTTTAAGATACAGAGATGATTATATAAAAAAACAAGCAGAAGCTTTTGAAATGAGTAAAATAGGCATCAATCAAGATAGAGGTATTGGATTGAGTGTTACTCAAAAGCAAACACTTGAAAATAAAATATTGCCTAAAACTTTTGTTTTTGATGGGGCTGAGGTTAACTACGATATTCTTAGTCCAAATGAAGGTATAAGAAATGCAAGTATAGATTTTTACAGTAAGACTGTTCAAAGTTTTGGTTATATTCCTCAAAATTTGGTGCAAACATTTAATAGTATTAGAACTCTTAAAGATGAAAATTTTGCTTTAGCTAAAATGACTTACGCCACAATAAAACAAAACATAATGATGAAGCATGGTAAAGAAAAACGTGCTGATGGTGAATCTGCATTTGAACAAATTGTTAGTGATAGTGGTCTTAATTCTACTTTAATGGATTCAGCTATGTTCTATGATAGTGCTGATACCTTTAGAACAGCACATCAAAGCCAATCAATTAATAGAAGTTTATCAGAATATTTTAGAATTGATGGCAAAACAGATGATCAAGTGTTTAATGATGGATTTAATATTGTAAAAGAATATTTAGACAGTAATTTTTTTACACAATTTTTTACTACAAAAGTTGGTGGAGACCCATATGAAAACAGTGCCTTAAAGGCATTTGTTGCACAAAGTGGGGTTAGTAACTTTGAAGATGCAATTATCCAAGATCCAATAATAAAAAATGAAATGATAAAGTTTGTAAAATATCAAATAACCACAGGTTCTGTTTCAGGTGATGCCGATGGATTAAATACTGCAATAAAGAAATCATTTTACAAATTAGCACCACATTTAAGCATACATGAAGATACTGAAACTGGACAAGCTTATCTTATTAGAGGAAATAGTATTGTAAGAGAAGCACAGACTACTGTACCAACTGGAGGTCCAACAGTAACAAAAGAAATAATAACAAAAGATATGTTAAAAAATTATAACCAATCCTTTGGTGGTGGATCACAAGACCCTGTAGTTCAAGAAGCAATAGATAATGGTAACATTATGTTTATTGGTAATAATGATGGTGTTGGTAATCAGACATATAGAGTTGTTGCTGTAACTGGTGATGGTCGTTTTGAAACTCTTGCAAATAATTATAGATGGAATTACCAAGGCTCTGAATTTGAAAGCGATTATTATAGAGCATTGGAAAAAATTCAAAATGAACCAGTAAGAAAAATACTAAACAGTTTTAATTTTATGTCCAAAAATGTTTTAGATCAAACTATGAGCAAAATAGCCTCATCACGTAATTATGCTGAAGGCTTCAAAAGTCTTGTAAACAGTTACAACTCTATAGCTAGTTCTGTAAACAGAGCTAAAATAGAATACACTTCTATACTGCCCTATCTTAAACTTGATGGAACTCAAAAAGATTTAGATGGATATTTCGATGAGTTTATGGCTTTAGGATTTACTACACGATGATAGAGGCACATTTAAAACCTATACAACAACAAATACTTGGTAAAATAGAAGAAGAAAATGTTGACCAAATAGCAACGTATAATGATGTTTATAAAAGTCCATTAGTTGCTCCAGAAGAATATAGTTTTGGTGAATCCTTTATGGCTGGTTTTAGGCAGTATGCCCCAGCACAATCAATAATGAGATTGATAGAAAATACTGGGTTTACTGATGATGAAGCATATGATCCTTTAAAAGATGAACAGATTCCAAAAGGATATGAGTGGAGATTTCTTAATAGTTCAAGTGCAGAAGAAACATCTGTTAGATTAGAAAGATTAGATGCTGATTTAAAAGACTTAGATGCTATTGAAAATGGCAACTTACTGGCTGTGGGATTAGGCGGACTTGTCTCTCCCTTAACATTAGCACCTCTTGGTACATTTAAAACACTAAGCCAAACTAGTTTTTTAAAACGATTTGTAGGTAGTGCAGCTTTTACGACTGCATTATACGCACCTGAAGAATTTCTAATTGCATCACAGTCTGAGGGTAGATCAGAATTAGGTCAGACATTAGTGCCATTATTAGGTGCTGGTCTCATAGGTGGTACAGTCGGTGGTTTGTTTGGCAGACGAATTACAGCTAATACTAATCCAGCCGATGAGTTTGCACAAGAAGGAGAAGAAGGCATTTTTAGAAGTGCTGGAGCTTCTGCTAATCTCAATAACCCACAAGTATTAAGACAATCACTAGACAATGAAGGATTAGCTGAAACTGGTATTGCTTTAGAAAAACTAAAATGGAATCCAGTTACAAGATTAACTGCCAGTGCAAATCTTACATCAAGAAAGATTGTTTCTAATCTTGTTGATATGGGTGGAATGATACAAAAGAAAGTTCAGGGTGGTAAGGTTACTGGTGAGGCTATGGATCAGTCTGTAGAAACATCATTTAGAACTACCTATCTTAGCTCATTATTAGATGGTATCAGAGCAAGTGATGAAGCTTATCTTGCTTTTCGAGGAGTGGTTGCCAAGAGTGGAGACATTGGTCGATCAATGCAAATGCTCAGTCAAAAAGGTAAAGATTTTATACAACGTAACAACACATTATCTGAATTTGGCTTTCGTGAAAGAGTGGCTAAAGCCATGAGAAATGGAGATGCTGATGAAGTTATTGACAGTGCTACACCTTATGTAAATCAAGCAGCAACTTCTTATAGAAAACATTTTGATAAAATTAAAGCCAATGCTGAAGAAGTTAAATTATTTGAGATTGATTTAGCTAAGAAAATCAGAGGCTTAGAGATAAATGTTGCAGATGGAGTTGCAGGAGCTACAGAAGCTCTGGCTACTGCAAAAGCTAGGCTCAAACAATTAAGAGAACAAGGTGTTTTACTTAATACTGCTTTGGGTTATGTGCCAAGAGTTCCAAGAATAGATAAAATAGAAAAAAATGCAGAGCGGTTTAAAGGTATTGTAAGTAATTGGGCAATGGGCCACTTTCAATATACAAGACAACAAGCCAATGAATATGCAGATGAGATTATACTTAACTACACAAAAAGCAGACCATTCTATAATCTTGATGAGGGAACAGATCAGATAGATTGGATTACAAACGCAACAGGTGCCAAAGCAAGATCATTTGAAATACCTGACAAACTCATAGAAGATTTTTTAGAAAACGACATAGAAGTATTAGCAAGGCATCATACTAAAACTATGGGTGTTGATATAGAGTTAACAAGAAAGTTTGGCGACGTATCAATGTCAAAGATTATTAAACAAATCACAGAAGAATATGATGCCCTAGTCAAACAAGCCCCCACTATTGCTGAGAAGCAAAAGCTCAAGCAAGGATTGGCAAATGATTTACGAGACATAAGAGGTCTAAGGGACAGGGTAAGAGGCACATTCGGTGCATCAAAAGACCCTCATAATATGTCTAGTCGATTTGTAAGACAGATGAAATCATTCAACGTGCTTGTAGGCATGGGAGGTGCGGCAATATCTTCTATACCTGATATAGCCAGACCTATAATGACTGAAGGTTTTAAAAATGTATATGAGCATGGCTTTCGTCATATGTTTAAGAACCAAAGATCAGTAATAAAGCAAATGACACAGAAAGAAGCACGACAAGCTGGTATAGCTGTAGATGCTGCTTTGGGTTTACGTGCAAACTCATTCTCTGATATAGGCGATCTATTTGGTAGTCGTTATGCTATGGAAAGAGCATTGAATCAATCAACTGGTATATTTTTTATGATGAATGGTTTGAATTATTGGAACCAAGCCATCAAAGAGTTTAGCAGTAATATAATTAGTTTGCGTATGACAAATGCTATCATGCGTAATTTTCAAACATTAAATGCCACAGACAGACGTAAGTTATTGGCTAATGGTATAGACGGCAATGATGCCTTTCGTATGCAACAATTAATACGTCAGCATGGACAAAGAGTAGATGGAGAGTGGGTTCCTAATACTGCATTATGGGGCGATAAAGCTATGGTGCAGAAGTTTAGAAATGCACTTAACCAATCAGTTGACAGAACAATTATTACCCCAGGTGCTGGTGATCGTGCCTTATGGACATCTACTGAGATGGGATCATTAATTACACAGTTTAAAGGTTATGGTCAGGGAGCTACTGTCAGACTTCTTACATCAGGTTTGCAAGAAAAAGATTCTGCCTTTTGGCAAGGAGCATTTGTTCTTGTTGGTCTAGCATCTCTTGTTAATGAATTTAAAAAGAAACAATACGGCATTGATAAGGAACAATCCTATTCTGAGTTAATGGCAGATGCTATAGACAGAAGTGGTATTCTAGGTTGGTTCACAGATGTAAATAATTCAATAGAAAAACTTTCAGATTACAGACTTGGCTTACGTCCTATGATGGGTAAAAGCCAAGGTTATTTACCATTTGGTGCAAAAGCTGGTGCTATTTTTGGACCAGTTGCTAGTAATATAACAACGGCTGGAAGTGTGGCTACTGATATATTATCTGGCGAAGCTGATGACAATACTTTGCGAAGTGCAAGGTTTATTACCCCTACTGGCAACCTACCTTACCTTGATCCTATATGGGATAAGATAATGGCTGCAAAGTGATGTGAATTAACAATGAGGTGCAATATGAGTAAAGGTATTAATTATGGCTACTATTTCTATTGCAGACAACGATGCACGAATACAACATAGTATAGGTAGTGGAGGCAATACAGCAGACTCCACACAGTTTACTATTGACTTTCCTTTTTTCTCTCTTGATGACATTAATGTAACAATCACTAATAGTTCTGGAGTTGACACAGATTTACCTAGAGGAACAGGGTCAAACACATTTGCTGTAACAGGTACTGCTGTAGATGATGGCTTTTCAGGTGGTAACATAACATTAGGATCTGTTTATACTAGCTCCACAGTGACTATCTTTAGAGATATACCTATAGAAAGAACAAGTGACTTTGCTACATCAGGTCCTTTTAACATATCAAGTTTAAATACTGAGTTAGATAAAATCTATGCCGTTATGCAACAGATTGAAACTAACAATGACAGATCACTTAAAATGCCAGAGTCAGATTCTTTAACAACTATAACATTACCAGGTCAAACATCTAGACTTGGAACTGTCCTTGGCTTTAATGAATCTACTGGTGCAGCAGAAGTTGGACCTACTATTGCAAATGTAAATAGTTTATCAGCAATAACTACAAATATTAATACAGTTGCAGGTAATCAAACTAATATGAATACTGTAGCTGGAATATCATCAAATGTTACTACAGTAGCTGGTATTGCAAGTAATGTCTCTACAGTTGCAGGTAATACATCAAATATAAATTCTGCCGTATCAAATGCTACTAACATAAACACAGTTGCAGGATCAATTACTAACGTAAATACAGTTGGTAACAACATAAGTCATGTTACTAATGTAAGTGGAATATCAGGTAATGTGACAACAGTTGCAGGTATTACTGGTAATATTGGCACAGTTGTAGGTATAGCTTCAAATGTTACTACAGTGGCAGGTGTTGCGGGTGGTATAGAAGTTATAGGTACTGACTTAGGTAATAACTTTAATAATATTTCCGATTATGGTGCTATTACATCTTCAGTTACAAGTAACTCAGGCACATCTTTGGTTAAGACTGTTTCTGATAATATAGCGAATGTTAATACAGTAGGAGGTATCAGTGACAATGTTACTACAGTCGCAGGTATTGCATCAAACGTAACAACAGTAGCTAATGATGGATCAGATATTGGAACAGTTGCAGGTGCTATATCCAATGTGAACACAGTTGCAGGTATTGCTTCTAATATAACTGCATTATCAGCTAGTGCTGTGGTAGCAGACATGGCATTACTTGCAACTACTGATGTTATTGCTGACATGGCTTTACTGGCTAACACAGATGTAATTGCAGATATGGCATTACTTGCAACGACAGATGCAATTGCTGATATGAATACTTTAGCTACGTCTGATATAGTTTCAGATATAAATACTTTAGCAACTAGCGATATTGTGTCGGATTTAAATACTTTGGCTACAAGTGATATTGTATCTGACCTTAATATATTAGCTACTAGTGATATAGTTTCAGACATAAACACTTTAGCTACGTCTGACATTGTTGCCGATCTAGCAATTTTAGCAACTAGTGATGTAGTAAGTGATTTAAATACGTTAGCTACAAGTGATATAGTTTCTGATATAAACACACTAGCTACATCAGATATTGTTTCTGACTTAAATACATTAGCTACATCAGATATTGTCAATGATATAAATATACTGGCAACTAGTGATGTAGTCTCAGATTTAAACACGCTTGCTACTTCTGATTTTGTTACTGATCTAAACTTAGTGGCAACTTCAGCAAACGTAACCAATATGCAAAATGTATCAGATAATTTAACAGCAATACAAAATGCACAAGCAAACGCAGACTTATGTTCAGGTCTTTCATTTTTAGTTTCAGCACAAGCCTATAATATTAGTTCTAATTCAGACTTTGGTTCTATCACTGACACTGGAAGTGGTGCTGTTTTTCCCAGTGAAGATTCTAACACAAAACTATCAATGAGCCTTGGATCAAGTCAATTTGATTACCAAGCAATAGCTTAACTATAAGGAGTTAAAAAATGGCAACACAAGTACAATTTAGAGGTGGAACAACATCTCAACATGGCTCATTTACTGGTGCTGTGAGAGAGGTAACTGTTGATACCGATAAAAAAACCTTAGTCGTACATGACGGCAGTACGGCAGGTGGATTTGAAACTGCAAAAGCTGATGGTACAAATATGACTGGAGTACAGACTGCTACAGCAGGAACATCAAACTTTAGAGCAGGTGTCAATGCAGGTAACTCTATTACAAGTGGTGGTCAATATAATGTGGTCATTGGAGATGAAGCAGGTACGGCTTTAACTACTGGGGATAAAAATGTAGCAGTTGGATTTGAAGCATTAGCGACAGAAGATGCTAATGGTGGTAATACAGCTATAGGTTATCGTGCTTTAAAAGTTCAAGATGGTGGAGCAGAAGTTGAAAATACAGCGATTGGTTCTCAAGCAGGTCAGGCTATAGATTTAGGCAGAGAAAATGTTTTAGTTGGAGCAAATGTTGGTGATGCTCTTGACCATGCAGATTATAATGTTGCTATGGGAAATAGTGCTTTAGGAGCAGATGTAAAAGGTCATAAAAGTACAGCTATTGGCTATGCTAGTTTAAATGCACAAAGTTTTTCATCTTCTACAGATTCGCATAATACAGCAGTTGGATATTTTTCTGGGGTTTCAATAACAACAGGAATCCAAAACACTTTAATCGGAGGACTTGCAGGAGATGCTTTAACTGATGCAGACTATAATGTGGCAGTTGGATTTGGTGCATTAAGTATTGATACAAAAGGTAACAAGTCAGTTGCTATAGGAGTAAACGCTTTAAATGCACAAAACTTCACAAGTATTACGGATACTCAAAATGTAGCAGTTGGATATCTTGCAGGTACTAATGTAACAACAGGAATTAACAACACGTTTATAGGAGGTCTCGCAGGTGATGCAATAACTTCTGGAAATACTAATGTGGCAGTTGGAACTGGTGCATTATCAACAGATACACAAGGAGATAGAGCAACTGCTATTGGTAATTCAGCTTTAGCATCACAAAATTTTACAACAAATGCAGATAATTATAATGTTGCAGTTGGTAATCTAGCAGGTGGTAATGTTACAACAGGGATTTACAATAGTATGCTCGGTGGCTTGGCAGGAGATGCTTTGACTGATGCAGATTACAATGTAGTAATGGGTTTTCAAGCATTAACAACAGATACAAAAGGTAATAGAAGTACTGCTATTGGATTTGAAGCATTAAAAACACAAAATTTTACTACTTCAACAGATTCTCATAATACTGCTATTGGAAATAGAGCAGGTGCTTTGCTTACAACAGGAACAAGTAACACTTTGCTCGGTTCAAAAGCAGGAGAAGCATTGACTACAGGTGCAAGTAATATCTTAATTGGAGAACAAGCAGGTTCTCATTCTGTTAATATTACTACTGGTCAAGCAAACATATTGATAGGTGACTTCACTGACAGTACTGCTAGTGGAACTGATAATCAGATAGTTATGGGTTATAATGTTACAGCAGTTGGAGATGGTAACTTTACATTTGGTAGTGCTTCTACTGATTCCAATATAGCTTTTGGTGCAACATCTATAACAGCACCATCAGATATTAGACTTAAAGAAGATATTAAAGATGAAACTGTAGGTCTTGAATTTATAAATGAGTTAAGACCAGTTACATTTAGATGGAAAAAAGCAAAAGATATACCATCTGAAATGAAAGCACATTCTAATTCAGAAGAAAGAGTTATGAATGGTAAATATAATCATGGATTTATAGCACAAGAAGTTAAACAAGTTATAGATAAATATGAAATTAAAGATGGTTTTGGAATGTGGGTAGAAGATGGAGCAGATGGTAGACAAAGATTAGCACCCTCAGAATTAATACCAATGCTTGTTAAAGCAATTCAAGAATTATCAGCAGAAGTCACAGCACTAAAAGGAGAATAAAATGACTAGAACAGCAGAAGAAATAGCACAAGCACATAAGGCTTGTTTAGATGGAGCAGATACAATCAATGTTGTAATTGCTACCCATGCAAAAGGCAGTGATGCAACAGATGCAGACTTTGGACATGACATGACACATGACGAAAAGAAAGCAAGAGTTGAACGCAGTGTTGGGTATCTCAAGTATCAAAAGGCATTGACTGATTGGGATAAAGAAGACTTTACAGTTATTGATAAAGCTATAGCTGATGCGGATACATTTACTGGATAGGAGATAACATGACTGAAAAATCAAATGTCGTGTATATCGACAATAAAGAATATAAAGCTGAAGACTTATCACAAGAGCAAAAATATTTTATTGAGCAACTTACTGAGTGTCAGGCAGAAGCACATAGTTTAAAGAAAGCTACAGATAGAATACAGATTGCTCAAAGTCATTTTATGTCTTTGCTTAAAACATCTTTAGCTAATGAAGAAACTACTAAGGCTATGGAAAACTCAAAGGCTAATTAATGGAAATTGATTTAGTGTGGAATATAATTATTACACTAATCATTATGCCGTTTGCTTGGGCATTTAATAAGATGTTTGGAGAAGTCAAACGTCTACAAATACTACTTAATAAGACAAGAGAAGAATACGCATCTAAAGAAGATCTGCGTGATACATCAACAAGGGTAATGGACACACTTCACAGACTAGAAGATAAGTTAGACAAGGTACTAACCAATGGTAGTCGCTGAAGTTTTAACGGGCATTAGCCTCCTGAAATCAGCAACTGAAGCGATAAAAAATGCCATAGATACGGGAAAAGAAGCTACTGGTATTATGAAGCTGGTGCATCAATGCTTTACAGCCGAGCAACAAATACAAAAACAAAAAAGTCATAACCTAACTGTAAAAGATCAGCTTGGTATGGAAAGCATAGTTCAACAACAGATTGATGCCAAACTAGCAGAGGAGATGATGAGTGAAGTACGCAGTCTTTGTAACCTACGATTTGGACCTACCTTTTGGTCAGATTGTATTGCTGCCCGTAACAAAGCGATTGAAGAAGAAAAAGCCAGAGAAAAAAGAAAAGCCATACAAGCCAAACAAAATGCAAAAGAAATGAGGCAAAGCCTGTTTACTTTATTCTGCATTATTATGGGTGCTGGTATTATTTTTATGGTTTTTGCTTTATACCAACAAGCCTTTTCAAAAGAATACACACGCAATCAGTTGATACATCAGGGTCAAATTAAAAAAAAAGTTTTAACAACGTGCAGATTATTTGCCCAGGATTTAAAAGACTCAGGAACCAGATGGTGTTTTTACCAAACCAGAGTTGGCTTTAAACGTCTATATAGCACTATTACTCAAGATAGTGTTGTGAAATGCCAACGTGAATTTAAATGTATAATCTCCAAGTTAACAGATAGTCCTCCAAAAGAGGTTAACGACACTATGAAAAATCTGAACAAGGGGTTTAAATGATACAATTACTAGGACCGATAGCTAATATAGCCACAACATGGCTTGAAGGTCGGCAAGAAAAAGCCAAAGCTAAACAAAAATTAGCAGTTGCTAAAGTTGAGGCACAAGTCAAACGAGTTGAGCAAGACGGATCATGGGAAGAAAAAGCAGTCGATAACATGGACGGAAGCTGGAAAGACGAAGCATGGACTCTATTTTTTATACTGATAATTGGAGCAAGCTTTGTTAAGCCGTTGCAACCAATCC